ACCTACGCCGTCAATACTACCTTCTATTCGTGTTACATCTTCTGACGCCCAACTAAAGGCATTCCAGCTTGCATTATTCCAGTATGACCCGCCAGAAGCTAGTATCTCGGATAAAGTTATACCGACTGGCGCCCTACCTGATCTATAATCAAGTATGACATTGTAATCAATCTGAGTGCCTGTTGATCCGTCTGCCTCGATAACTACTTTTTTAAATTGTTTGTCATAGGACGGTGAACCAAGATGGTTATAAGCAAGGATAAATGTTGCGGATACCGGACCACCATCAAACGAAGTGCCTTTATCCATTTGATATACATAACCGTTGCCAGAGCCAAAATATAGTATTTCCGACCCAGCTGAGTTTTCACCGTTGGCCGTACAAAGAACAGGGACAGCGTTATTATCTAATCCGGTATATTGTAAGGTAGTAAAACCACTTAACTTTTTATTTTTAAATGTAGCAACAATTGCCGTGCCATCAGAAAAGAAAAGGCGGTATTGGCTTTTTATTTTGCTGATAATAGAGGCCACAACAAGCTCTTTCTTTTGAGTTACTAACGGCTCAATAACTTGGCTGTAAATTGAATCCTGAAAGTCACCAAATTCTTGAACGGCTGAGAAGCTTGTAAATCCGCCATCATCTAAATACTTTGTCGATCTTAATCGTTGTAATGTCCATTCAATACCACCCGACTCATCGGATACTGTTTTTAGATCCCAGGGCGAGGCGTCCGTATTTTTACCGTATAGCGCGAACGTTCTGTTTCTGCAAATAATAGCGAGAGCACCACCCACTTCTTTTTTCAAACCAATAATATCGTCGCCACAACCAATTTCAGCTGCACCGCCACCCGCCCAAACATAAGGGGTTCCAGTATCCGAGTTTTGTAATGATCCGTTTTGAAAGGCAAGCTGCAAGTGATATTCATTAACAGCAAGGTGTGACGGAGTATCAATCGTGTTTGCGGTAATTATTGGTACAAATACAGTGCCATCCCATTCAAACGCCTCGCTAACACCATTAACACCGTACATACGTTTAGTTTTAGTGGAGCCAAAAAAATTATAGTTCTCGAATTCATATCGCCCGCCTGGCTCCATTACATTTTCTATTTCTGCGCCATCGATAGGAATCGTGCCTGAAATGCTGCCAGTTGTTGCTTCAGCTTGGAAAGGCGGATTAGAGGGGGCGTCAATAACAAAATAACCTTCTGCATCTGTTCCCCATGCACCAGACTGCAAAACGACTCGGGTAATAGTGGCTGATGCACCGGATGTTGTACCGGTGATAACTTCGCCTTCAACATACTCAACACCAGCACCAGCGTCTGTAAAATGTATTCTGTATCCTAGATCTTGTTCTATCCATCCAGCTGTAGTGGCTTTCCACATAAGGCATTTATCAAAGGCTGCATTATCGCGGAAAGCATAAATATTACCCAGATAAACGTGCACACCGCGAACTGAACCAGAACCGTCAGAAACACCAACTTTACCGACTAATGCGCGTTGAGTTTCAATTGCATCTTGGGCAAAAGTAGCATCGTCCGCTGGCGTTAAAGCGCCTCGCTCTGTGCTATCACCATCTGCCGTTGCTGTTGCAATTAAGCCCACTATTAACCCCCGAACAAACTTTGAGCATTAAAATAAAGATTCTCTACAGTGACAGCACCAGATGAAGTTTCGTTTGTCACCCAAGCTTCAATATAGTCATTTGTGTTCATGTGCTGATCAATATGGCAGGATATGGAAAAAGCATTGCCTGACGCCTTAATAATTGTTCTTGCTATACTGGCATCAATAACTACACCGTTATAAGCTACTTTCACGCCGATAACTTGATCTGTTCCTACTGCTGAAATAGTAGCTGATGCGACGACGGAAAGATGTCTTGTTGGTGCGCCTGTATAGGTAAGCCGATTAGTTGTTGCCTCAGTAAAGTCGGCTGCATCACCGCCACCCACTGTTGTACCAGCTGCTTTGTAATAAGTTCCAGGCGTGGTGATTGTTGTGGCTGCTGGTGTGTCCATAGAAATACGGCCGTTTGCAGCAGACATACTTACAATCATATCTCTAATATCTTGAGGTGATATTGCACCAACCGTGTTATCGGCCATTAATGCCAATATTTCTGCTTTTGTTCTTGCTGTATCAGCCATAATTAACCCATCCCACTTGAAAATCCTGTGTCAAAGCCATCACCGGCTCCTATAAAATTAATTGTTTCTGTATCGGTAAAAGATCCGACAACATTAAATAAAACTAAATACCCTGCTGCATCGTTACCAGCCCATGTTCCGCTTGTAATGACAACCAGGCCAACTTTACCAGCTGCACCGCTCGCCGCCCCATACGCTATTGCGTCCACTTCTGGTTCAATTATTGAGCCTGCTGTGAAGTTTAAAATCCAGTAGCTTTCTTCTGAGGGTGAATCTTGGCCGTCGAATCTTTCGAAGCCGTCAATGCGTTTATAGCCGTCGGTAGTTAATAATTCGTAATTGATAGCAGACAAACACATCCCGTTGGGGATTGTTAAGGGTGCGTCCACCAAATTTAAGCCTCCCCGGAGGGGAAAGGACTTCGTGTCTACATTGCCACGTGGCTTACGTGCAAGGTTTGATTTGCGCATTATGCTAGCGCCTCTCTATCCTCGCTCATTTCCGGTAGTTGTTCTATTTCTAATCGGAAGAGCAAGTTATCAAAATTAACTTCAGCCTCTTCAAGAACTTCTGGTGCGTTCTCGTAGTGACCATAATATTTGAGGGCTTGCCACACAATTAGCATGTGAAAGTCGTCGGGGAAGTTGGTTAGTTCGTCAGCATCTGCCGTGATGTACTGAGTGCTTCGCTTATAGTCACCTTCAATCGTGTAAACTTTATCAGGCGCTGGTTCGAAGCGTATTTTGTTGGTTGGTAGGACAGTAATATAAACCGGTTTATCTGAAGTTCGAACGTTCATGCCGACCCGGTAAGTATCGCGCCATGTTGCATACTTTAGATAGATAAGCGGGAATTGCGTACTTTCACCTTCTGCCGTTTCATGTGCAATAAAAGAATTTTCATCCCACAGCTTCATATCGTTAATTGAATGATCGGCAGCCAGGTAATCACGCTGATCCACAACCGTATTAAACGAAAACTCTGAATGCATGAAATTCCAGTTAGGACGCATGAGCTGAATTTCAACCCACGCTTGCTGTACCCAGTTAACAAGTCGCAACAATTGGCCTGTTTGCCCTGTTACAGAGGTTGGTCCTGACCCAGTTATGCCTGCCTCTTCACGAGCACGCACGCATAATTCTAGGTAGGTCATAGTTTAATTTCCGCCAGAGACAATCTGGTAAGGGTAGGCTTGAACAGGCTCTTTATGAATCTCGCCCGACTCAGAATCTTGAGTCACAATATCTTGTACGGCATTCTTCAACACTTCGACAACAGAAGCGGGTACGTCCACATTAATACCACGAGGTATGGTATAGCCCACGCCCTGTACGCCAACAAAAGCAGGTTCTGCACCGCCTTTTTTGTCTGTCTTGGCAATATTAATCGTAATGTATTTGCCGTTTTTATTGCCCCGTGAGCCATCAACACGAGCAACGGGTTTTTCAAGATCATTTTTAACGCAATGATCTTGGATGCGTTCGCGCATGGTTGTTTCGGTCATAGCAAGGGAAAGGTTCATGCCATATTCATTTTTCGCATGGAATTTCAACTGATGTTTATCGGCTGTAGCGAGGTTAAACTCATTGGTGTCGGTAGTCATAATAAGGTTTCCTTCTGTAAACGCCCTTATCGGGGGTTAATGGGAGTGGCTTTGTCTCACGACAATTAAAAAGCAGGGCTCACAGCGTCGCCAGCCCTGCTTAATTTCTTACACTTCTACGATATCAGCTACTGTTGCCGGAACAACAGAAATATCAAAGAAAGTACTGGTGCGGTTTGTGATCCCCGTAAGGTCGTCCGTGCCAAGTTGGAAGGCTGCAACACCTACCGCAGATGTAGGCGCTTGTACAACCTTAATCAAACCAAAAGGCGCATAACCTGCTGGGCAAGAAAGGTCGTAATTTGCATCATCTTGCGCAGCTGCAACAGGTACAGTTGGCTCGATAATATAAGCCACGTTACCCACACAAGCTAAGATGTAAATCAATGTTTGCGTGTCATCACCAGCTGCTAATGCAGGGTGAGCCTTTGTTGCTGAAGTTGCACCGGCTGCTGACATTACATCGCCATTCTTGCCGTTGATTACCGCTAAAGCACTTAAATCTGTTTCCGTATCTGCCGCGTAATCAGTTTGGAATACGCCGTTAACGACGTGCACAACTGCTGCGGTCGTTTCAACATTTTCCACGTTTACGCCGTCGATTGCTAAAAGGCCAGCATTGAAAGAACGATTACCAATAGAATCGCGAATAGATTTGTTGGTGATACCACCTAATTCATTAGACATTTTATTTCTCCTAATGACAGCGCGGAGCTAATCATTAATAAGGTTATTTGAAAGATAGCCGCCCCGAAGAGCGGCTAACTCATATTACACGATACTAACGATTAAGATACACCGTTAAGTTCGCTTACACCTACTTCCATGCGCACCATCCAAGCTTGGTTTAACACTACTGCTACAAACCAAGTTTTCCAGCCTACGAAACCGCGTTGACCGAGAACATCTGCTGCGCTTGGTGTGCCAGGATTAATAACTGAAGGGTGAATCGCACCCGCACCACGTAAAGGAACTACGCCGTAAGCGTCTTTCGCAATTATCACAACCGGATAAACATCCACCAATGTACCAGAAGTTAACATACCAGTACCCGATGCAGTTGCGCCAGAGTTTAAGAACGGCTCTAAAAGTGGCGTTAAGATATAACGCACAGTTTCCACTTTGCCGCATTCGTTAGGCAAAGGCTTCATTGAACCGTATTTTTCAACAGGCACAAAGCCAGGCATATCACGAATATCTGAATCAAGATCCGTGTGACCGAATGCTAAGTAAGCAGCATCAACTGGCTCAGAACCATATTGAACGCTTGAGCTCATCTTGTTTGTAATCTTGCGACCACGCTGGGCAAACAAGAAACGAGTTGCTGTTCGTTGGGCGTTAATACTAATTGGTGTTGCAACGTCAGTACGCGCTGTATTAGCTGCTGCTGCATAAACAACGTTTGTGCCACCTTTGATGACACCCCAAGTAACCATTTCAATAGTTTCAGCGGCTTGCTCACCAGAAAGCATGGACATATCTTTTAATACTGGATCTTCAGATAAGTCATCCACTTTGTCGGTGATTTCAGCTACGTCACCGTATTGACCCATTGTTGCAGGTACGTCTACATAACTTGTTTTGTGACTTGTTGGTGTAACACCTTCAGTCAGTTGGGTTGTGGATACCACATAAGGTACTGGGCGACGGAATTTAACCTGCTCAGCCTTATTCTTTGGCATTGGTTTAGATTGACCATAATCGCTTAATACGATTATAGGACGTGCGTGTTCCAGCATTTCAGTTGCTGCCCACGCGGCAGTACGTTGGTTGATATCGCCGTAAATAGAACCTGACATTTTTAGCTCCTTCGCTGTCTTCTCGACAGTGAAATTAAATTAATGGTTAAGCGTATTACGCTCGTTGTCGTTGTCGTTCTTTACGATTAGCATGGTATTTAAACGCTGCTTCGAAATCGTCAGCTGGTTCGCTACTAGGATCAATTCGAGCTGGTTTGCTCGGGATCGTGGTACCGTCTTCCAATTGCTGTTTTCTGCGCGCTGCAATGCTATTCGCTTCAATTTCCTTTTGAGTTAACTCATCCTTGGTATCGACGCCATTATCTACGGGGTCAGCTTTTAATGTTGGTTTTCCTTCTGCGACCAAGTGGCTGTCATATAAACCGATAAGCGCTGATGCATCTTGTGGATCATCGCTATCAGTAAGTGACTGCACGCCAGGTGGCTGACTGTCTAACCATAAAGCAAATTCAGGTTGCTGAACTGCTTCTGTCCATTTTGGATATGTTTCTGATACTGCATCAGCAGAGGCTTGATTAGCATCTGCTACTTCTTTTAACGCGGCTTTCTCCTGACTTTCTTTAATCGGAGTAAGCGTTGAATCAATTGTTTCTTGTGTTGCTTGGCCGGCTTTGTCTAAACGGCTATCAATTGCCTTGCCAACCTCTGGGTAATCTTCTTTAAAGGTTTCCCATTCGTCATCCGTTCCGCCCATTGCTTCAGCAATTTGCTTGTTGTCTGGTTGTTCACCAGAAGTATCGCCTTTGCGAATACCCTGTATTTCTTTCTCCATGCCGTTAATTTTACGCTGGAGCCCACTTACTCGGCCTGCATCACTGCTTAGCCGGTGGTTTAAATCTTTATTCTGTTCTTCCATAGCAACGAATTTTGCTTTGGTTTCGTCTGACATTCCCGCATAAGGGTCTTCATCTTCCTTTTTGCTTGGATTATCATCACTCGGTTCGCCATCCTGATTTTTTGTTTCTAACTTATCATCTTTTTCGATGATATCAGTAGGATCATTAAGATCGTCATCAGATGGTGAATCTTTCGCTTCAGCAAGTTTTGCAAACTCATCTTCAAAATCGGTTTCTTCGTTTACTTCTGACTCTACTGCTGCTTTGTCTGTCATGTTGTTTTCCTCGCGGGCCATCGCGGCCAGGCTCTTTGATTAATGTATATACTATAACTTAATATTTTACCAGTTTACTCGTCAGATAGTCCAATATTAGCTTTTGTTCCCATCTCTTCTTTAATTTTAATTTCAGTGTAAAACTTTTTAATGTCCCAGTCTTGCATGTACTTCTTGATACCAAAATCTGTTCTAATTTTTTCCATATTAACCTGGTTGTCGGCTGCAATCTTGCTTAGCTCGACTTCACGCTCAATTAGCGCAACCTGCCTCTCTCCTTCGAGAACGGTCATTTTTATCTGAGCCTCCATATTTGCCGCCTCTCTCTTCGCATCAATTTCCATTTGCTTGAGTTCTTTTTGCGCTTGGATCTTTTGTACTTCAGGATCTGTAGGTGGATTGTCCTTA